TAGCAAACTTTAGTGATCCAGCTTGGGCACAAACTCTTAAAGATAATGTAATCACATTATTATCAATTGACGATGCATTAGGTAGTGCTGGTGCATTCATTGGTGATTCTGCTACGTTCTTTTTAGCCATGACAGGTATTGCAGGTGGTCTTGCAGTATTTGGTGTAGGATCTGCAATTGCTGGTATTGGTGGTGCAATTGCTAATTTCTCAGATCCAGCTTGGGCTGAAGGAATTAAGAATAGTGTAATTACACTAATGTCAATTAGTGATGAGTTAGGTGGAGCTGCAGCGTTCATGGGTAATTCAGCTACGTTCCTATTAGCAATGACCGGTTTATCTGCTGGTCTAGTAGCATTTGCTGCAGCCGAAGGTTTTGCTGGAATAGTTAAATTCTTTACAGGTGATTCTGTAATTCCTAAGATTGTTGAGAATGTTAAACAATTAATGGGAATCAGAGAGACATTAGGTGATGATCCTGTTGGAATGACAGAGAAATTTAAGATTTCATTAGGCAATATGGGTGATGCTTTATCATCATTTGCTGGTGGTCAATTTGTAGGTAAGCTCAAAGGATTAGGTTCAGCAATTCTTGGATTCTTTGGAGCTGAAAGTCCATTTGACCAAATAATGGAAATCAGTAAGAATGCTGATGAATTAGATAAAGGTGGAAAAGCAATTGGTACTATTGCTGAAGCCTTAGAGAAATTTGGTAATATTAAAGTCAGTGATGTTGATGTTGACTTTGAAGGATTAGCAAAAGACTTAGGTCAAGCTTTACCATTAATGAAAGGTTTAGCTAATGGTGGTAAAGTTAAACGTGGTCTATTTAGTTTTGATGTAGATTTTGGAAAAGGTATACTTGATCCAGATTTAAAACTAGATGAAATGGCAGCAGCAATTGCTAAGATGAATTTTGTTCTAGGTAGATCTACTGAATATCCTTCATTAAATGGAGTTGGTAATACTCAAGGTACTTTAATAAATGACCAAATGAATGAATATAATAATGTGAAAGCATCAACGATTCCATTACAAAATAGTTCAATTATCAATGCAGATAACAGTGTAACTACTAATCAAACAAATCCGTTAACGATTCAAGTTCCAGGTCCTGGTGACTGGATTGATGATATGTTGACACCACATGGAATGCCAAGATAAAAGGGGACCGAAGTCCCCCCTTAATTATGCCTCAGCCGCTAGTTTAGCAAAGTAAGACATTGTGTCGTCGTCATCTGACGTTGTCACTGCCTCAGCAGTAGCTGCTTCAGGAGCAGGAGCAGGCTCATTCACTTGATTCATTTGTTGAATAGTTGGAGCACCAGCTTCAGCTTCTTCACCAAGAACTCTCATTAGTTTAGCTTTAAGCTCATCATATGATTTAAAGTTCTTTGGATCAGTGAACTCACCAAGATCGAATAGTTGATTGTAAACTGATTCTAGCTTAGCTTCTTCACCTTCATACAACGCTGCAGGAGCGGCAAATTCAGACTTATCATAATTACGATATCCTTCCACATTGCGTATCTTTAGTTTGAAGTCAGCACCTTCCCAGAAGTCAAATGGATTTACAGGAGATTCATCTTGGAATTGTGGTTGCATTTGATCCATAATCTTATCAAAGATTTTAGCACCAAATTTGAAAAGCATCACTTTACCTTCATTTACTGGATTAGACGGATCCGATACAACTAGTACATTAGCAACATAATGTAGACGACGTTTCTGAGCACGTGCCTTATCTTTATCTGCTTCAATACCAGAGTTCCATAGTCTAGAATTTAATTCACCAACTGGATCTGTTTGACCAATAGAAGTAAGAGAGTTTTCAATGTACCATAGACCAGTAGGTCCTTTAAAGCCATGATCCCAATAACGTACCCATGGTAGTTCTTGGCCTTCCGCCGCAGGTAGGAAACGAAGTACTGCATAACCATTACCAGCTTTATCAACTGTAGGTTTCCAGATTCGTTCGTCGGCGTAGGATTTTTTCTCTGTAGTTCCTCCAACTTTCTCGGCTGCTGCCACAAGTTTAGAGATGTTATCGCGATTGCGTTTTAGATTTTCAAATGACATATTTTTTCCTTATATTAACTGAAATATTGACTGTATTATTTTTTTGTATATATTTGCATATTTTGTATGCTACATCCCCCAGGCATCTTTAACTCCTAAAGTATGTATTAATATATATACAAGTTAATCGGCAAAAGCGCTATCAAGTGTAGCTTTTTTTGGTAAAAAGTTCAATTGCATTGCTTCGGCCTCAACCTTCCCCTTGATGATAGGTGAAATAAATTTCTTTATATCTTCAGGTTCAATGTTGTTCTCTTCGCAGAGATGAAGTATTGCATCCATGTAGGATACTCTTAATTCAATTACTGTCTTCTCTACAAATTTGGTAAATTTTGCTTTTGTTAAAAATTGTTGTTCTATCTGGGCTATTTTTCTCTTCATATAATTCTTAGTAGTATTGTATCTTCATTAATTCTTCCATTAGGTTTGGAAGGTTTGGTTGTAATAGCTTCTAACACTTTATCTAATTGCTTTGGTGTTTTCTTCACTATGTCTGGTAGAATATCGTGCGGTTTTCGTAGCGTGAGCGTGCGTGAGGCATCAATATCGAAACCTTGTAGGGTTGTACCTTTAAATGATAAACCTTTAATATCATTTGCAATATATTCTGTTAACTTACGTGTTTTAACATTAAAGACAAACAAACGATGTTTATTGATTACCGTTACAGGTGGAATAGAAGTTATCTTATAATCCATATCTTCTTTCTTATATTTCAACTTAGCAATTTGTTTATCTAATGAAATAGCTTTAGGTGCTCGTGCTTTACGTTGATTCTTCGCAGCATCTTGGATTCTATCTAAGTCTGCTAACATTTGTTTGGTTAAATCAATGCGGCGCTTGAGTTCAGCTCTCTTCAAATGTGAATAACCTTCGACAGCTTGTTCACATCGCTTTTCATAAGCATCTTCATAATCTAATAGCCAACTCTCAAACACCTTACGAACAGTCGGCACAGCCGACCCGGGAAGTCCATAAGTACGCCATAGGGTGTACACATCGATCGAAGTCTTCTTACCAAGTATCCAGCTTTCTTCAAGTTCGACAATGTCGTCCATGATAGTATTTTGGATTTTAAGCTGAAGGCGTTGATGTGGAGAGAGGCTAACAACATTATTGTTGTTCTGTTCCTTCAGCTTGGCTTGATAAAGTGCTTTACCAGGTTGAACTAGTTCAGCCAACTTCGAATCTAAACCTTGTTTCCAAAGTTCAAATTCATCGTTAGACGGAAGCCCTGTGTTTGACCAGAAGGCTGCCGCAGCACGATAGCAGTTAGAGAAATTCCAGTCAGGATTCTCTAAAATATATTTTGCCTCTTCTTTATTAAAATTATTTTTGATATAAGTTTTGGTTTGAGCAATTACTTCTTTACGATCAACTTCTAATTGGAAGTAATACTGAATGTCCCTATCAAATCCATCTTCGATAGGGGCACCAGCTAAACCATTTTTAGATCTTATTCGTACTTTATCTTTCTTTTTAATTTTTGGTAATGCCATAATGTATAACTCTCCACGTTTTAATCATTATTTATCTATTATAACATGGTTTACCCAAAAAGTACAATTATTTTTTAACTTTTTTACGATTTAAATTGTATGTGCATAGATTTTAAATACGGATCACAACCTTTATCTTCTAAGCGGCTTGCTAACCACATCTCAAATGCATCTTTATCTTCAAAAGTTCTTGTAAAGTGGTAAGACTGAAAAGGTAGTTCTCTATCAAAAGTTACTACTACCTCTTCAGCCATTACATCTTTCCAGAACATCACTGTCACAAACACGTATCCAATAATCCCCAAGATCATTACTGAAAGCCAGCCCGGACAATTTTTCTCGTTACAGCTTGTTCCTAACATTTTCTTTTCCTATTACTTAACTGGAAAATCATGAGAATGAATTCTAGAATATGCAGGTGCATGTTGATATGCAGTTACATATTTAGGATCATCAAACTCATTGATCATGTTAGCAAACTCAGTTGAGTACCAACGTGGATCAGTCATTTCCCATGGGTTAAAAGCAAAGATTCCATTATCTTCAACACCACCGTAGTAGTTCTTGTTGTTTGAGAATGGAAAGTCAAACGCAGCTACCTGAGCCGAAGCAATGATTGCTGCTAGTGCGATAATTTTTTTCATTTTAAGTCTCCTTAATTATTATTTAATCTATATAACTATATTATTATATAGTAATATATATACGAAAACTAATCTCCAGAGGAGACTAATTTTCACTTTTTTTGTGTGCTTATTACAAAGCTGATGGACCGAATACAAATTCGTCCATACGATCAAGCCTAAAGGATCTCCATCCATTGGCTCTTACATCAAATGCTTTTACAACCTCAAGATTAGGTTGAGCATCTGATTTAGGTGCGAACTCTTCTGGAATAAATTCCGGATTAAGAGTACACTCCATAATTCTTTTTTCACCGTCTGCTTTAGTAAAGTGAACAGTACAAACTTTCTCACGTAATTGTTTTAGAATACCATTTCTAAAATCTGTGTTTAATGCTTCTTCATTCATTATGCTACCTCAAACTGATCTGTTGCTGCTTCTTCAGCTGCAATCTTTGCATCTACATCTGATTCTAATTGAGCAATTCTTTTATCTAAAGTTTGTAGAATTTCTCTACGTGTTGAATCATCAGAAATATTTGTTTTAGTCATTTCGATACAGTGTTTAACTGCACCAAGCTCTTCAAGTAACTCTTCCTTGTTCATAATCAATTCCTCCGCATAGTTGCGTAATTTTCAGGGTTATCATCTTTGCATACAGGAACCAAATTAGATTTGTGCATTGTAGCAATACCTACAATGTAATCACCTGTATACTTCTTAGGCTCGGCTTTAGATGTGTGACCAACACCATCCGATACACTTTCTATATGTCGAGTCTGCCTTGTTTGAACATTCCATGTATAAGCTTTTCTAACTTGTTTATAGTTAGGATCTGGTTCAAACAATTTCTCATAATCACGTTTTGCTTTTGCAAGAGCGTGAGTTTGTTTATTTAATTTCTTTTTCCAAGCTGGTGT